TTACTTTATATGAAATTAAGAATAATGGCGTACGTAAATTAATTAAATGTAATAGTTGTGAAAAAAATAATAATGTTATTTTAAAGGATGGATATAACTTCATGGGTGAGTATTTTCATTGTATATATTGTAGGTTTTATAATGAAAATTCTAATGAGTTTAATAATTTTAATGAACAACAATTATTTGTTTTTACACATAAATATGTATTAGTTGATGAGTTATATAAAATTAAAAAAAATAAAATAGACAATTTTTATATTTCACCAAAAAAATACAAATATAAAATTTTATGGTCAAAAAATATTATTAAAGTAAATGAAGAAATAAACCGGCATTTTAAATGTGCAAAGGTGTAAAAAATAAGAATCACTTGATTTTAATGACGGTGGAGGAGGGGCTGATATTTCATTTGAAACATCAAAACCAATCGGTTTTGAAAAATAAGAATCAGTTGATTCTAATGGCAACCGACTTGATTCTGGTTGTCTCGATTCTGGTGGAGGCGGTCTATTAATTCGGATCCATTCTTCTACTAATTTTATTATTTTATTATCATTATCTACGAGTTTGGGCAAATATGTGGAGTCAGTTAATCGAAGTTTAATTCTATCCTGAACTGCACGGTATTCACCCCACCTGTTATCTATATATGTTTCTTTTTCATTTTCCCGCATATTAGTAAAATCATTCGGCGTGGGCCCATATACCTTATCTTGCCACCTAACACCTCCCCTCATCGTTCTATTTCTTTTGGTTTTTCCTAATTTACGCATCGATTTTACCATTTATTATATACACATAAAATAAAAAATAAAAATATAATTGTAAACAAAACAAATACAACAAATACAACAAAACAATCAACCCAACGAAATCTAAATATACATTCCTCTCATTCCCATGGATGGTTTCTCGGTTTTAATTAATTTATCGACAATATCTTTAGTTACGGTAAATGGAAATTCTACTTTTAAAGACATATCTTCCTGAAACAAATTCGTGCCGGGGCGCATTAATCGATACAAATTCAATTTCGTATAAATAATTTCAAGACACCGTTTCAGATTTCGAACACCGTCTTCCCCAGAGCAATGATTTTCAATAATATGATGTAGTGCATCGTCAGGGATAATAATATCTTCGACTTGAAACTTTACTTGATCGCGGATTTTAGGAAGTAAATATTGATTTGAAATAACCGTTTTTTGTTTCTTTTCGTATCCTTTTGTTAGGATACGATACATTCGATCTTTCAAAATAGGATTGATTTTACTTTCATCGTTATAACTAAATATAAATAAACACTTACTCAAATCAAAATCAATTTCCGCAAAATATTTATCATGAAATTGACTATTCTGTGACGTATCTGTCAAATGTGTCAAAATCCCCGCAATTTCTTCCCCCTTGGGAGTATCACTAATCTTATCCAATTCATCGAAATAAATAACAGGATTCATACATTTACTATCAATAAGAATCTGCACGATTTTTCCCCAAGTACTTCCTTCATATGTATATGAATGACCTTCTAGGAAACTGCTATCAGTAGCACCACCGAGCGCAATAAACGCAAAAGGACGATTCAAAATCTTACTAATTCCTTCTTTCACCAACGATGTTTTTCCAGTTCCGGGTGGTCCGCTAATTGCAATTGCAGCACCAATAGCGTGTGGATTAGTAACTAATTGTCCAAGCATTTGCATAATCTGCATTTTTGCATCGTTTAATCCGTAAACTGCACTATCGAGAATAGATTGTGCATTTGCCATAAAATCGTGACATTTTTCGACCCCGTCTTCGATATTTACCGGGAGCGTTTCGAAATGACCAAATGGAATGCGCATAAAAGTATCTACCCAATTTTTAATTTTATAATATTCACCTGATCCCGGTTCCATATATCGCAATGAACTGATTTTTTTCATAGCAGCAGCTTTGAAAATCGGCGGGATATTTGATTCAAGAAGAGTGAGGCGGTATGGTTTTTCAATGCGCGTGATTTTATTGATTTCGCGCAATTCTTTAATAATTTTAATTTGATTAGGTGTTTCCATTTTATTGAAGAATGTAAAATCATTCATCGTATTCTTGTCGCGGATAATTCGTTTGAAAATCCGGGAATTCTTTTCCTTCTGTCGTTTTTGTTTTTTTTCAGTACGCACAAGTCGATTCGCAATAGATTGTTCGCATGTTTTAATACACGATTGAATCATTTTATTTTTGGTATCCTTTTTCAATGATTCTTTCAATTGATTAAGTACTTCTTCGTCCGTTTCTTTATTCCCCCTTTCTCCCTCTACACTTTTTTCTTCCTCTCTATCCTCACCCTCTTCCCCCTCCTCTTCCTCCTCTCCCTCACCCTCTTCCCCCTCCTCTTCCTCATCGCTATCACTACTATCAGTATTAACACTTACATCCTCGTCTTCCGTTTCTTCATCATCTTCCGTTTCTTCATCATCATCCGTCCACTCATCTTCATCCTCCTCATCATATTCTTCATCGTCTTCTATTGTCCCATTTTTGCCAATAGTAAATATAATATTATACTGATTCTCATTGGTGGTTGTTGCATTATTTTTAGATTTATTTGATGTTTTTGACACGGCGACTTCTTCTTCCTCCTCCTCCGACTCTACCACCTTTTCCTTTTTCTTCTTATTCCGTTCCTTGTCCCGTTCCTTGTCCCGTTCCTTGCCCCGTTCCTGTTTTGCTTTTACTGCCTTTTTAGATTTTGATTTCACCGATTCATCCCCCTCTTCCTCATCATCCTCTTCTTCCAACAATACTTTATTTAATCTATTTCCCGCGTTAATTTTATTACTAATATGATTTGATGGGAATATTTTAGCAAGAAATTTCCGGTATTCGTGTTTATTCATTTTATTCTTGACAACGGTAGCTGATCCATCATCAATAACAGTATCATCTTCTTCGCTCGATTCGTCATCATCGTCGCCACCACCATTATCGCTGTCCGAACTTTCATTCATTTTTCGGCGACGAGATTTTTCGACAATTTGTTTCCCAATACGATTATTAATCGACCCCTTTTTATTGTTATTATTTTTTTGAATATCTCGTTACATTTTTACTGTTACTGTTATTATTATTATTATTATTGTTATTATATCTAAATACAAATCAATTTTATTTATTTATTTGTTTTGTAAATTTGTAATTGCAATTTTGAGTTCAAGTGAAATAAATATAATATTTGGAAATATCAAAACAACGATGCGATTATTAGTAACTGGTGGTTGTGGATTTATTGGATCAAACTTTATCAACTATTATTTCTATACCAATCCGAATGTACATATTATAAACATTGATGCCATGTATTATTGTGCAAACAAAAATAATATTAAACAAGAGATTCAAGATTCAGAGAGATATACATTAATTCGCGGAAATCTATGTTCAATGGATCTTTTAGCACATATTCTAGAGAATTATAAGATTGATACTATCATTCATTTTGCTGCACAATCACATGTCCAGAATTCATTTGATGATTCAATTCAATATACCCATGACAATATTTTAGGAACACATACTTTATTAGAAGCGGCTAAAAAATACGGGAAAATCCAGAAAATTATCCATATTTCCACCGACGAAGTTTACGGCGAATCGATGATTGCTGAAAATGAAGTGAAGAAAACCGAAAATACGATTTTATGTCCAACCAATCCATATGCCGCAACAAAAGCCGCCGCTGAACTTATTGCGCAATCCTACTATTTTTCATTTAAAATGCCGATTATAATTACTCGTGGAAATAATGTATACGGTCCAAATCAATACCCTGAAAAACTTATCCCACTTTTTATAAAATTATTAAATGAAGATAAAAAGGTGACTATACAAGGCGATGGAACAAATTTACGGGCATTTTTACATGTTTTAGACGTTTGTTCTGCGCTTGAATGTATTATTGAAAAGGGAAAGGTTGGGGAAATATATAATATCGGCAGTGATGAACATCATGAATATAGCGTGACTGAAATCGCACATAAATTAATTCGACGAATTAAAAATACCGTGGATTATGATAATTGGATTACGTATATTGAAGATCGCCCGTTCAATGATAAACGGTATCACATTAGCAATGATAAATTAAAACAAATCGGGTGGATGATAAAAGTTGATTTTGATGAAGGATTGGATGATTTGTTGAATTTAGCTTGTGCCATTGAAAATAATGATTCATCAGTGTTGATATACGCATAGAATCATACTATTTTGTTTTGTCTATTCCGTTTCGGCAAAACAAAACAAAATAAAAATTGATTTAAAAACAATCTAAATAGTATTATTGTATTATAAGGAGATGTCGAAAATTTCGAAGGCAAACATGCAACACAATAATTGTTCCAAGATTATTGGAATACAATTTAGTATTCTATCTCCCGATGAAATCCGCAAGGGTTCCGTTGCCGAGATTACTACTAGAGATACATATATCAACAATAAACCAATTATCGGCGGTCTATTTGATCCACGAATGGGTGTCCTCGAACCCGGATTAATATGTCCTACTGATGGTTTAGATTATATGCAAACTCCGGGATATTTTGGACATATTGAATTAGCTCGTCCGGTATTTTATATTCAATATTTAAGCACCATCTTGAAAGTATTAAGATGTGTTTGTTTCAAGTGTAGCAAATTGTTAATAAATAAAGAAATGTACCGTCAAGCACTTAAAATGTCGGGAGATAATCGTTGGAAATATGTATTTGCATTATCTAGTAAAATTAAAAAATGCGGTGAGTCGACTTCAGATGGGTGTGGGTGCAAACAACCATTAAAAATTAAAAAGGAAGGATTGGCGACTATTTGCGCCGAATGGATTGATGCGAACGATGAACCGATGAATATAAAACTCACCCCTGAAATGGTACTTAAAATTCTCAAACGTATTTCGGACGAAGATGTTTCCTTTATGGGATTCAGTCCTCTTTGGTCGCGCCCCGATTGGATGATTTGTCAAGTGATGGCAGTACCCCCTCCAGCGGTCAGACCTTCCGTAAAACATGACGCACAGCAACGCAGCGAAGATGATTTAAGTCATATTTTAGTCAATATTATAAAAACAAATAAAACATTGCAAGAAAAAATGGAAAATAATGCGCCGGCAAATGTTATTGAAGATTGGACAACGGTTCTCCAATATTACGTCGCCACTCAAGTCGATAATAAAATCCCCGGTGTAGCATCTGTCGCACAACGATCGGGTCGTCCTTTAAAATCTATTAAGGATCGATTGAATGGAAAAGGTGGTAGAATGAGAGGTAATCTTATGGCGAAACGTGTTGATTTCAGTGCGCGTTCTGTAATCACCGCCGACCCGAATATTTCCATTCGCGAATTAGGGATTCCAATGAAAATTGCAAAGAATCTTACTAAACCGATTATCGTAAACAGTGCAAACCGCGCATTTCTTATGAAATTGGTATTAAATGGCCCCGATGAACATCCGGGCGCCAAAATATTAGAGCGAAAAAATGGCGATTCAATTACATTGCGATATGTAGACAGGAAATCTATTACTCTTGAAGACGGTGACACGGTTCACCGCCACATGATGAATGGTGACCCGATTTTGTTTAATAGACAACCTACTTTACATCGTATGTCAATGCTCTGTCATATAGCTCGTATCATGCATAAAGGCGACACATTTAGAATGAACGTTGCCTGCACCCGGCCGTATAATGCCGACTTTGATGGTGATAAATCTTGTCACCAACAGGGGAATGCCAATTAAGTTGTAATCAATACTTAGTTGGGAAAACATTGGAATGATTACTTATTCGGTATCTTTAAGAAGATATGGTATTGAATAGATATAATCCTCTAGTTATTTAACAATTCTTGAGATAATAAGAATTAATTAAATGGCAATGTGATCAAATTGCGGGAAACCACTTAGAGCTTTTACTACCACTCTAATTTCGAAAGATTTTAGAGGAACTCGTTTAATTGACGAACCCAATGGTAAAAACGTAAAAGATTGTGCAATCCGCAGCCAAGACCCTAAACTCGTTATGATAGAGTATGGGTAAGGTTCAGAGACTAGACGGTTACAGGTCTTATATGATGGTCTAATCAACCTGATAAGGCACAAGGTATAGTCCAATCCTAATTCGAAAGATTAGGTGGCTGGTAAGCCTATAAAATGTTCATGGAGATGAATCTTCATTTAGCACAGGATATGGAATCAGATTCGGAATTGAGAAATTTGGCAGCGGTGCCATATCAAATGATTAGTCCGGCGAATAATGCGTCTATTATTGGAATTTTCCAGGACTCGTTATTGGGGAGCTACAGATTTACACGAGAAAATATTAGATTTACGCCCAGAGAAGCAATGAATTTATTGATGATGTTTCCGCGAGTTAACAATACTGCGTTATTTGGAAATAAAGACGGGATTATTACTAGTTTTGATATTTTGTCGCAAATATTACCCCCTATAACAATGATGTATAAAACTAAGCTGATTGGAGATGATGAAGATACTAAAACGTCAAATAATGTACTTGAAATTAGAAACGGACAATATATTCGAGGACAAATGGAAAAGGGGGTTCTTGGCGCGGGATCAAAGGGGTTGATTCATCGTGTATGCAATGATTACGGGAATATGGCATCCGCCGATTTCATCGATGATTTGCAAAATATTGTTACCGAATATTTGAAGGTAAGTGCGTTTAGTGTTGGTATTAGCGATTTAAAGGCAGACGATAAGACGAATCAAGCGATTATTAAAATTATCGCGGAGAAGAAAAACGATGTCAAGAATCTGATTGATCAGACTCAAATAGGAGTATTTGAAAATAATACGGGAAAAACAAATGAAGAGGAGTTTGAAACAAAAGTGAATAATATATTAAATCAGGCATCCGCTGAAGCAGGGAAGATTGGTCTGAAGAGTTTGGATAAAGATAATCGATTTGTAGTCATGGTAAACGCGGGATCAAAGGGTAGTGAACTTAACATTTCCCAGATGGTTTCGTGTTTAGGGCAACAGAATGTAGATGGGCGTCGTATTCCTTACGGGTTTGATAACAGAACCTTGCCGCATTTCACAAAATTCGATGATTCGCCCGGCGCACGCGGATTTGTTGAAAGCTCATATATTAATGGACTTAATCCCCAAGAATTATTCTTTCATGCAATGGCCGGACGAGTTGGTCTTATTGATACTGCTGTGAAAAGTGTAACATGGGAAACTCCTATTATTATAATTGAAAATAGTCAAGCTAAATATACAGAAATTGGAAAATGGATAGATGCCCAATTAGACGATACTCAGAATAGTACAAAAGTACAGCATTTCACTGAACGGCAAATGGAATTATTGAATATTAATAATGGGGACGTGTATATTCCTACTACGGACGAAAATGGACAGGTTACTTGGGGAGAAGTTACCGCCATCACCAGACATGATCCTGGAACACACTTGTATGAAATAAAGACAAGCGGAGGTAGAAATGTTATTGTTACTGAAAGCAAATCGTTATTGATTTGGAACCCAGAAACCAAAAAATTAAAGGAAATGCTTAGTCCAGATATTAAAGTAGGGGATTGTGTTCCAGTTACCGCGGCGTTATGTGAACCGCCTATTGTAGCGGATCATATTATGATAGATAACATTAAGTTTGAGTTGAATGAAGAAAATGGTATATTTGTCGGACATTTATTAACTTCATACAAAAATGTCGATGATACAGTGACTAATTATCTAAAAGAAAAGATTAATTATGATTCGTCGACACGTACTAAATTGCGAGTTCCAGTTGAATCATTTATCGCGCCTGAACGTTTCATCATTGGATTATTAAATGCATACTTCTTCGCATTTGGACGGGTTAGAGGTGATCATATTGTATTATTTGCAGATTCATTAAAATTAACTGAAGATCTTAGTATGTTATGTTCTCGTCTTGGAATTTTTGGAATTGTGAAAAATTATCCGAATGATTGTGAATTATTAATTCGTTCGCAATGGTGTAAACTATTTATAGAAAAAGTATTGGGTGAATTTGAGACGCGTGCTGCATTATATCGTCATGCATTAAAATTACTGATTAATGGAAAAGTATACGCCGATTCTTTTATACCAAAAGAACGCGAGATAATTAACCGGTATATTTCTCGGATGATTATATCAAATATCAATACGAACGAAACGTATAATGACGTGGCATTAGATACGATTGTCGAAATAAATGTCATTGGTGTAGAAAATCACCCAAAAATGTACGATTTAACTATTCCAACCACACTCAATTTTGGATTAGCCAACGGTCTTCAAGTCCGCGATACAAGCACTACAGGATATATCCAGCGCCGACTTATCAAGGGTCTTGAAGATCTCATGGTCGGGTACGACATGGCATTGCGAACAAATAAAGGCAAGATTGTTCAGTTCACGTACGGCGATGACGGTATTGACCCCATCAAGGTCGAAAATCAGCCCATCCCATTAGTATCAATGAGCATCCAAGATATTTACGCGCATTTCAATATCCCCGACGAATCCGGGAAAAATAAAATGTTGTCCACCATATTTGTATCCAATACAATGACTCGTTTGAAACGCCAAGCACAAGCATTCCAAGTAAAGGCAAAATTTTATACTGATATGATGATTGTGAATAGAGATAGTATTATCAAAAATGTCTTCAAGAATAAAGGCGATAGTGTTGTTAATGTTCCTGTAGCATTTGCGCATATCATTAACAATATTCAAGGACAACAAAATATTACTGTCAACTCTATTTCCGACATCACGCCACTCGAAGCATTCGAAATGATTGAATTCACGTATGGGAATCTAGAAAAGATCAGATGCGCTCCCCCAACTGAACTATTTAAAACGCTCTATTATTTCAACTTATCTCCTAAAGAATTATTGTATATCAAACGATTCAATAAAGCAGCACTCACTATTCTGCTCGATACCATCGTGCTTAATTATAAACGAGCGATTGTTGCACCTGGGGAAATGGTAGGAATGATTGCGGCGCAGAGTATTGGAGAGCCGACCACGCAAATGTGTTGTAGGTTCACAGAGCGTATTAGGTGTGCAAAAATAAATAAAAAAACAAAAAATATTTCCATGGTCACAGAAGAAATCGGCGAATTGTGCGATGGCTTTATCGATCAATTGCCAGAATTCACCTTTAATACTGGACACGTTAATAGCGTGGAGACATTATTGGATACATTAGAAGATGAATATTATATTGTTGGCGTGGATGAACAAGAACAAACCCACTGGAATAAAATATCGCATGTTAGCAGACATCCCCCAAATGGAGCGATGATGAAGGTGACAACTAAAAGTGGCCGTATAGTAGATACAACAACCAGCCATTCGCATTTAATTCGAAAAGATCAAAAGGTCTCGCCTATTATTGGAGCAGACATGACAGTTGGTATGCGCATTCCTGTGGCAAAACATATTGACAACACATTTGTTAATGATACTATTAATATAGGCACTAAAACATATAAATTGGATTATTTGTTTGGATGGTTCATTGGCGCGTATTTGGCCGAAGGAAATCTTTCTAATAATGTTATTAGTATATCAAATATTTCGTCCCATTTCATCGAAAATGTTAAATCTTTTGCAGATCGATTTGAAAAAGAGGTCACTGTCAGAAAATATAAGGGGGAATATGGCCCATCAGTTTCATCTAGCTTTAATTATAAACCTCTAGCAGAATTCCTTCTAGAAACTTGTGGAAACGGTTCATTCGTAAAACGCGTACCCGATTTTGCATTCTTGGCGCCAAACGAATTCAAAGCCGGGCTTATACAGGCATATATAGATGGAGACGGAAATTTCCAATGCGATAAATTACACAACCAAATTAGAGTATGTAGTAGATCAAAACAATTGATTAAAGATATGGCGTTAATGATAAACTATTTTGATATATTTGGATCAATCAAAGAAAATTTCACTCGTGGTTCAAATATATATAATTTAGCCATTTCATCTAAATATGCTCCCGCGTATCAACGCCATATTGGATCTCTTGTACATGCGGATAAACTCCAAAACTTGGTCGATTACATTAATCGTCCAGACGCACACGATTTATCCGATGAAATCGATAAAATCAACGGACTTGGCGAAGTCATTGCGGCATGCGGAAAACTCCTTAAATTGCCCGGTCAAAGCCGTAATTATGGACGATGGGCGAAGAAAGAATCGATTGGACGCAGAACATTGGAGAAATATATCTCGATATTTGAATCGCATGAAGACGTCAAGAAAATCGAGAATGAACTCAGTATCTTGAAACAAGCCGCAAATTCAAGTGTTATTTGGGACGAAATTACCAACATTGAAATTTATACCCCAGATCAAACAGAATACGTCTATGATTTCACTGTTCCAGGCAATCAAACTTTTATGACGGATTATGGTGTCATTGTTCATAACACACTTAACTCAGTAACATATGAAACTGAAATTATTGTGAGAAATCGTGAAGGAATAGTCAAAAAGGTGCAAATCGGTCAGTTCATTGAAAAACATATTGCCGCACCCAAAAAACTGGAATATTATCAAGATAAAGATACGACATATGCCGAAATGGCGGAATATTATGAAATCCCGTCGTGCAATGAAGCCGGTGATATAGAGTGGAAAGAAATCGAAGCGGTTACGCGTCATCCAGTTATCAATAAAGATGGTACAGATACCATGTTGAAAATAACTACTCGCGAAGAACGTGAAGTTATTGCAACAAAAGCCAAATCATTGTTGAAATTAGTTGATGGAAAAATTATCCCGGTAGATGGAGACACGTTAAAGGTCGGAGATTATTTACCGGTAAGTACAAAACAAATTGAATTTACAGAGTCAGCCGGATTAGATTTGAAAACAATATTGTCGCCATCGGAATATTTATATTCATCTGAAATTGAAAAAGCGAAAGCTGTAATGTATGAACATCATTGGTGGAAAAATCACGCAAATAAAACATTTACATTACCATATAAACGCAGTGATAGTTTTGGAGTAAAAGTCGGCAATGTTGCTCGAAAAGATTGTAAATCCAAGACAAGTTACAATCCTGGATGTGTATACGTCAAACAAACGAGCATGAATGCATATAATATCCCAGAAACAATCCCATTAGATTATAATTTTGGATATTTAGTTGGGGCGTATGCGGCAGAAGGATGTATGACTAAATTTCAAGTATCTATTTCGAATAATGATGCGGCATATTTCAAACCTATTGAAGAATTATGTGAGGCTTGGAATATAACAACAAAAATTTATAGACATGAAAATAAATGTCAAGAAGGATGGACAAGTCAAGATATGCGTATTTATAATACTCTGTTATGCAGAATATTGGAACATTTGTGTGGAAAATTGAGTCATAATAAATTCATTAGTGATATAATTGTGTTTTCGAATAAAGAATGCTTAAAAGGATTTCTAGATGCGTATATAGGTGGAGATGGATATATTGATATTAAACGCAAATGTATTTCTGCGTGTTCAGTTTCAAAGAATATGATATTAGATGTTCAACAAATATTAAATAATTTGGGAATTTACAGTTTTATCAGCAAACCTAAGAAACAAGAATCAAATAACAGAGGTACATTAAGTGAGAATATTCATCAAATATATCATTTATTCACAACAAATAAACAAGCGCAGAAATTAGCACAAATATTAAATACCAAATTAGATTATAAAATTACAAATACAAAAATTATAGCCGATCATACATATAAAAATGATTATGAATTTAATAGATCATATTTGACTGTTCCGAATGAAATTAATGGTGAAATAGTATTAGAGCCTAGACGGGCAGATAAATATAAGAATGTATTGTTTGATCAAGTTAAAAGTATTGAAGAAGTGCCCAATACAACAAATTATGCATATGATTTAACTGTTGCTGGTCCAAGAACTTTTAACACCTATAATGGGCTGTGCGTACAAGACACATTTCACCACACCGGAATTTCTAGCAAGTCAAACGTCACGCGAGGCGTACCGAGAATCGAGGAAATTTTGTCATTATCATCTGAACCAAAGAATCCGTCATTGACCGTTTTCTTGAAGCCGGAAGAAGAGACGGATAGGGAAAAGGCGCAATCGATTATGTATATGTTGGAACATACCAAATTGCAAGAAATTGTGCAGTCGATAGAGATGTGTTTTGACCCAGATAATTTGAATACATTGATTAGTGAAGATGAGAATACGATGGAGCAGTATAGGTCATTTGAGCAAATGATAGATGAGTGTGCGGAAATGTCTTTAACCGACGATAATGAGAAATCAAAATGGATTATTAGAATGGTAATGGACCCGGAGATTATGTTGGAGAAAAATATTACGATGGATGATATTAATTTCACATTAAAAAATGGATACCAAAATGAAATTTCGTGTGTGTACTCGGACTACAATGCGGACAAATTAGTATTCCGCATTCGTATGAATAACGTGTTAAGTAAGGGTAAGGCGTCCGGAAAAAACTTGAAAATTAACCCATTAGATCAATCGGATCAAATATATATCCTGAAGAATTTCCAAGACCAGTTATTGAATAATGTGATTATTCGTGGAGTTAAGAATATCAAGAAAGTCATTCTTAGAAAGATTAAAGATAATGTCATTGAAAGTGCCGGATCGTATAAAAAACAGGATATTTGGGTACTGGATACAATCGGAACGAATATATTAGATGTACTCGCATTGGATTATATCGATTCGTCGAGGACATATAGTAATGATATTATTGAAATATACGAGATATTTGGAATTGAAGCGGCACGGCAAACGATATACAATGAATTGGTGGATGTTGTGGAATTTGATGGAACGTATATTAATTTCCATCATTTAAGTGTATTGTGTGATAGAATGACATTTACGAATAAATTAATATCGATATTCAGACATGGAATTAATAATGATAATATTGGTCCAATTGCAAAGGCGTCGTTTGAAGAAACGCCGGAAATGTTCTTGAAAGCAGCAAGACATGCGGAATTGGATATGATGCGAGGGGTTTCTGCAAATGTGATGTGTGGCCAAGAAGGATTGTATGGAACAAATGCATTCCAAGTAGTATTGAATATTGATGAAATGCGCAAATTGGAAGGAGTTGTGGCATATGAAAACCCAGACGAAAATGCGATTATTGAGAAATTGTTTGGTGGGATAGATAATCCAGATAATAAATGTAGTACAAATCAATTAACAATTCAAAATAATGTAAGTAATATTAAATCGACGGATTTAGGAACAGATAATAATTATAACCCGGGATTT